GGTAAAATCACGTAGTACAAAATTAGCACACGCAATGTATTCAGGAAAAATATAATATGTTTCCCTACACAGAAGAAGAGAGAAAATGGCTAGACAGTTAAATGAACGCCAGCAAAAGTTTCTGGACGTACTCTTTGAAGAGGCAGGTGGTGATGTTGTTGCCGCAAAGAAACTGGCTGGCTATGCAGAATCATCTTCAACAACTGAAATTGTTCGTGGCTTGAAAGAAGAGATTCTTGAAGCCACACAAATGTACATGGCGCGTAATGCACCAAAAGCTGCACTTGCTATGGCAGGTGCGCTATATGACCCAACTGAACTTGGCATTCGTGATAAGATGGCTGCTGCAAAAGAATTACTTGACCGTACTGGTTTAATTAAAACAGAAAAGGTACAGGTAGAAGCAAGCGGCGGTGTTATGCTTATGCCACCTAAAGCAACAGTAGAAGAGGATGATGACTAATGGGAAGTAAAAATGAAAGAGATACATTTGCTGGTAAAAAAGCTGACCACATAAAATTAGCTAGAGAAATGGGTTTTTCCGAAAAAGAAATAGAAAGAATATTTGGTCCACTTCCTAAATCTTTGAAAAAAATGAATACAGGTGGTTTGGTTACAAAAAATTACGTTAATCCTGTAACTGTTGTAGACAATCGTAAAAGAAAATGACACGCAGTATAGGCAAATGGAAACTTCCACAGCCAACAGATATTAAAGAAGAAGATGAATGGGTACAGATACCACGCATAGCACGGACTGTACCATTTGGTTATAAACAAAACGAAGATGACCCCGACATACTTGACCCCATCAAAACTGAATTAGATTTATTGGAAAAGGCCAGACAGCACGTTAATCAATACTCATATCGTGAAGTAGCAAATTGGTTAAGCGCACAGACTGGCAGATACATATCTCACGTGGGATTAAGGAAACGGTTACAACATGAGCGACAGCGTAAGAACCAAGCTGCAAGCCTCCGCAAGTGGGCAAGCTATGCGCAAACGGCAATCGCCAAAGCGCAAGCCCTCGAAGAAGAAAGAACAGGCGCAACAAAAGCCAACGGTTGAAGTTAAAGAGGTTTCACGTGAATACGATAGCACCGCTATAGAAGAAACTGCTAACGTACTCTTTAAACCAAACCCCGGCCCACAAACAGATTTTCTTGCCGCATCGGAACGTGAAGTTCTCTACGGCGGCAGTGCAGGGGGCGGTAAGTCATACGCCATGCTTGCTGACCCACTGCGTTATATGGGGCATCCTGCTTTCAGTGGATTGCTACTCCGACACACAACAGAGGAGTTGCGAGAACTGATATTTAAATCGCAGGAATTGTATCCAAAAATCTGGCCCGGTATTAAGTGGTCAGAAAGAAAGATGCAGTGGACCGCGCCATCTGGCGCAAGGTTGTGGATGTCATACCTCGACAGAGATGATGATGTCTTGCGTTATCAGGGTCTAGCATTTAGCTGGATAGGCTTTGACGAACTGACACAATGGGCCACACCATATGCATGGAATTACATGCGAAGTCGTCTACGGTCCACTGCCCCTGATTTGCCCATCTTTATGAGGGCAACCACCAACCCCGGTGGTAGGGGGCATCATTGGGTTAAGAAGATGTTTATTGACCCAGCACCTTACAACAAAGCATTCGATGCAACGGATGTCGAAACTGGAGAAGTCTTACGGTATCCAGCTGGACATGAAAAAGCTGGTAAGCCTCTTTTCAAAAGGAGATTTATCCCTGCTCGTTTGTCTGATAACCCATACCTGTCAAGTGCAGGTGATTATGAAGCGATGCTTCTCTCACTCCCTGAACAGCAACGAAGGCAGCTGTTAGAGGGCGATTGGGATATTAAAGAAGGTGCAGCCTTTACAGAGTTTAATCGTGATATTCACGTTGTTGAGCCTTTCTCCATTCCTCATAATTGGGTTAAGTTTAGGGCTTGCGATTATGGTTATGGCAGCTATAGTGGCGTTTTGTGGTTTGCTGTGGCTCCTTCTGAACAACTTATTATTTATCGTGAACATTACGTTTCAAAAGTACTGGCAACAGATTTGGCAGACCAAATACTTGAACTCGAATCGGGCGATGGTAACATTAAGTATGGTGTTCTTGACAGTTCTCTTTGGCATAAGCGTGGGGATACTGGTCCTAGCCTCGCTGAACAAATGATTATGAAGGGTTGTCGTTGGCGACCGTCAGATAGAAGTCGTGGTAGTCGTGTTGCAGGTAAGAATGAAATACACCGTAGACTACAGATAGATGAATATACAGAGGAACCTAGACTTGTTTTCTTTAATAGTTGCACGAACATTATCTCCCAATTACCAGCGTTACCAATCGACAAGAAAAACCCAGAAGATATTGATACAACGTCTGAAGACCACTTGTATGACGCTCTTCGGTATGGTATAATGTCAAGACCACGGTTTAGTATATTTGATTATGACCCAATGGGTAGACCCGGTGGCGGTATGCGAGCAGCAGACGCAACCTTTGGATATTAAGGAACTTTCATATGGCTGAAGATGACAACATTATGATAGAAGATGATGCTATTTCTCTTGAAGATACAGAAGATAGTAATGTAGAAGATGTAGACGTTTCTAATATCATTGGCTTTATTCAAGAACGATATTCTCGTGCAGAAGACTATCGCTATCAAGATGAAGAGCGTTGGCTTAAAGCCTATCGTAATTATCGTGGCTTGTATGGTCCAGACGTACAGTTTACTGAAACTGAAAAGTCTCGTGTCTTTATTAAGATTACAAAAACAAAAACACTTGCAGCATATGGGCAGATTGTAGATGTATTATTTGCAAATAATAAATTTCCGTTATCCATTGAACCTACTGAACTTCCTGAAGGTGTAGTTGAAGATGTACACTTTGACCCACAAGAACCACCGCAGTTAGCTGGTCAACAACAACAAGAATTAGAAAGTCCTTATGGTTTTGCTGGCGATGGGCAAGAACTACCACCCGGTGCTACAGCAAAAACACTTATGGATAAGTTGGGTGTACTTCATGATAAACTTATGCCTATTGAAGATAAGTTGCGTGAAGGTGTAGGTAAAACGCCTACTGCTGTTACATTTAGCCCAGCAATGATTGCAGCTAAAAAGATGCAAAAGAAAATACATGACCAGCTTGAAGAGTCAGGTGCAAATAAACATTTACGCAACACCGCTTTTGAAATGTCTTTGTTTGGCACAGGCGTAATTAAAGGTCCATTTGCTATTGACAAAGAATATCCTAATTGGAATGAGGATGGTGAATACGAACCTGTATTTAAAACAGTGCCTGAAATTAGTCACGTATCTGTGTGGGATTTTTATCCAGACCCAGACGCAAACAATATGGATGAAGCACAGTTTGTTATTCAACGGCACAAAATGTCCCGTTCTCAATTACGCAATCTAAAGAAACGCCCATACTTTCGTGATGCAGTTATTGATGAAGCCATTCGCATGGGTGAAAATTACACCAAGAAATATTGGGAAGATGATTTGTCTGACTATGCACCAGAGCATGGCGTAGACCGCTTTGAAGTTCTTGAGTATTGGGGCATGGTAGATGTAGAAATGCTCCTTGACCAGAGTGTTGAAATACCAAAAGAACTGCAGGACTTCGATGAGTTGCAAGCAAACGTATGGATTTGTAATGGTAAATTAATTCGTATGGTATTAAATCCGTTTAAGCCAGCACGTATTCCTTATCATGCTGCGCCATATGAATTGAATCCATATTCATTTTTTGGCATTGGTATTGCTGAAAACATGGATGATACGCAGACACTAATGAATGGCTTTATGCGTATGGCTGTAGATAATGCTGTATTGTCAGGTAACTTGCTTATTGAGATTGATGAAACAAATCTAGTGCCGGGACAGGACTTGTCTGTATATCCGGGCAAAGTATTTCGTAGGCAAGGTGGCGCACCGGGACAGGCTATCTTTGGCACAAAATACCCTAACGTGTCTAGTGAAAACATGATGATGTTTGATAAGGCTCGTGTACTGGCAGATGAAAGCACAGGCTTCCCATCATTTGCACATGGACAAACTGGTGTATCAGGTGTAGGACGTACTGCTAGTGGTATCTCTATGCTAATGAACGCTGCTGCTGGCGGCACAAAGAATGTTATTAAGAATGTAGATGATTATTTGCTTCGCCCATTAGGTGAAGGTTTCTTCCGCTTTAATATGCAGTTTGATTTTGACCCGTCTATTAAAGGCGACTTGGAAGTAAAGGCACGTGGTACAGAAAGCCTAATGGCAAATGAAGTACGTAGCCAGCGTTTGATGCAATTCTTGCAAGTAGCAAGTAATCCTGCTCTTGCTCCATTTGCAAAGTTCCCATACATTGTAAGGGAGATTGCAAAGTCAATGGACCTTGACCCCGATAAAGTAACCAACAATATGAATGAAGCCGCGTTGCAAGCTGAAATACTCAAGGGTTTCCAGCAACCAGCAGAACAACCAGCTGAAGGACAGCCACAAGCACCTGCAGGAGCAGATGTAATGGACCCAACAGGAGTAGGTGGTGGAAATATGGGTGTAGGCATGGCTCCTACTCCGGGTGAACAAGGATTTAGTGCAAACAATGGACAAACAGATATTGAGCAAACTCAAGCCGCTGGTGGGCAACAACCGCCAATGGGAAACATTCAATAGTTATATTGATGCGCTTATAGAGCAACAACACAAAGCATTAGAACAATCTGATAATACAATTATGATGTATCGTGCGCAAGGTGCAACAGCTGCTCTACGTAGACTTAAATTGTTACGTGACGAGGTAAACAACAATGGCTAATAAACAGATGGATTTATTTGACGAAGGTGGCCTTATGCAAGAAGGCGGCACAGTAGACCCAGTATCTGGTAATGATGTACCAATAGGTTCTACACAAGAAGAAGTACGTGACGACATTCCTGCACAATTAAGCGAAGGCGAATTTGTTATGCCAGCTGATGTAGTACGCTATCATGGTCTTGACAAGATGATGGCACTACGTGATGAAGCCAAGATGGGGCTTGCTCGTATGGAAGCAATGGGTCAAATGGGCAATAGTGAAGAAGCTATTATTCCAGACGGTGTGCCGTTTAATATGGATGACCTTGACATTGACTATGATGAAGGTCCAATGGAAATGCAGGTTGGTGGTTATGTACCTAATCAACAGCAACCTTATGGTATTTATCAACAACCACCGGGATATGGTACTGGTACTATTCCTTCACAGTTTTCACAATATAGTCAGACTATCCAACCAGCTTCACAGTTTCAGCCATTTGGTGGTGGACAATCTCAACAGACACAAGGTGCGCAGGGATACTTACCTGCATTCTATAATGTACCTCAAATGACAGGCACACAACCGGGATATACATTTGGTCAACTAATGCCAACTGTTGGTGGCGTATCAGAAACACGTGAGTATAGAAATGAGGCAGGGCAAGTATTATATATTCCATTTGTAAATGGTCAGCCTGTGTATCCAATCCCAGAAGGCTATACAGAGTATACACCAGAAGATATCTCACAACCTACAGATGAAGTACAGCAAGCTGTTGAAACTACAACCGTTACCGATAGAGGAAGAGATGGTTTAGAAAATACACAAGCAAGTACTGTTTCAAGCCAACAAATGAGTGGTATTACAACTAATTTAGGTGTTACGGGTTCAAGAGGTGGTAATGTTGCTGGTCTAGTAACTGCACTTGGATTTATAGCAAATCCTGTAGGTACTGCTATTGGGTTAGCTGGCTCAAAAGCATTAGAAGCATTAGATATCGAAGTGCCTAGTATTTCTGAAGCAATAGCTGAACTTGCTGATGTAGAACCTACGGCTGTAGAAGATTTATCACCAGCACAACAAGCAGCACGGGCAAAAGCCGAACAAGTAACAGGAACATCTTTATCAGGTTATGTAGGTACACAAACAGGTGATATTGACCCTGTAACTGGCGGTGTATTTGGCAACTCTGGTATAGCAATAGATACTAATACAGGTTTTGCTGCAC